ATACGAGGATCGACAACAACTGGTTCGATCGATGCCATCGAATATTTCAGAAGTTGGTTCTGAATACGTTTTTTGGTGGTGGTGTTTAAGTTAACGCCAGACTTAGATCTAACAGAAACAAAAACCTTGCCGTAAACTGGAGGATTCAGAGTTTCTCCACCATATGCAGTAACTGAAGCTGCTTGAGGATATATCTCAGACACAATATAAGCATAATCTGCAGCAGTAACAGCACGATTTTGTGTCGAAAATGCTCTAGGAGCACGGAATTTGATACTCAGAGCACTTTCTCTGTCTTCACCATCTTCAGATGTGTTAATTGTGGCCAAAGACATTGATGCTGGAGCAATAGGACGCCCAAAGGAATCGACTGCTTGACCAATAAATGCAAATTTTGTGCATCCATTAGCTTCTGCACCTGAAGTTCTCACATATTGGAGAGTGATGAACTCGTTATCAATTAATTTGCGTCCCAAAACGCCATCACCGAAGATAACCTTGTAGCGAATGTCCTCCGTTTCTTCCAAAAAGTAAACACGAGATGTAGAATTCAGATCTACGACGTTTTTAGAAATAGAATACTCGTCAGTTTCTACAGATTGCTCAGATGGCTTAACAAAAACCCTCAGAAGTTCAGTATCTACATTTTCTGCAGGAATAACAAAGTTCTGTTTGACGGTATCATCAACAGTGTAATTAAATCTAAGAAGGTTGCCCTGATAGATCAACAATTTATCAAAAGTTGCCAATCCAGTTGACTGATCAACAGAAACAGTGCTGTCTGACAACAGACAGAAAGTAAAGGTATCAACACTATTTCTGGATACAAAGACATCTCCTGCTTTAATTGTCACTGTATCTGGGTAAGTTTGCCCACCAGGCACCAGAGCGGTCTTAGCGACGATCCTAACGCACGCTCTGGACGATTTAATGGACCTGGGGGTATAGTTTACTTGCTTGGCAATTCTTACAATATTATCTCTAACCGTGGCCGACTCAAGAAATGCCTCATTCATCGACATATTTGCCGTGAACGAACTATAGTATGTGTTATAAGCGAGGATATCTAGCAGATATGAGGCTGCAGATCCCTCAAAATCGTAATCTGTAAACTCGTTGCGAGTTCTAAGATACGATCTAATAGACTCTTTTATCTCAAAGAAGTCGAGTGACGTAAGTTCTGAAGGGATTGCACTCATTTTATGTTCTCTCTAAGAGGAAATCGATAGTTTGAGTTTGTGATTGTCCAACAATTGCATACTCAATGCTAACACTAATAGTGTTATTATCATAAAATGTAGTGTCAAGATCAACACTCAGCAGTTCCACACGAGGCTCTAACCTCTCAATGGTGTTCTGAATCTCATCTTTTAGGTCTGCTGCCAGAAAAACGTCAAAATTCTCAAAAAGAAGACCACTTACACGAGACCCAGACTCGGGTTGGAAGGGTCTTTCTCCAAAATTTGTAAGAACAAGGTTCCGAACAGCCTGCTTGATAGCATTTTCGTTAGTTACCGAGCTAAAATCATCCGTGTTGGGGTTCCTAGCAAAGGAAATTGCTAGGTCCTTAAACCCTCTGGAGAAGAATTTTTCTGATCGGAACCTGTATGCTGGCATTTACATCCACTCAACGTAATCGTCGAACCCATTTTCGCCTCCACACCACTTAGATAAACGGTTTTCGGGAGGGTTATTTGGTTTTTTTCTAGACATGTTCAGATATTTATCCGATTTTGGGTCAGTAATTAGATATTTTGTGCCAAAATCGCGACTCATCATTTCAGTTACATGATCTGGGATTGGATTGTTAGCCATCTGTCTCTCCTTTATGGGGGTCAACAGAACTTTTTAAGTGGTTGCTATCACTCCTGAAGATATTTAGGTCACAAATCAAAGGTCAGTTGGTTCTCAACTTGATAAAATTTGTTCTGATACTTGAGAAATTCACGAAAAGTCATTTTCATTTCTCTTTTAGTCATTCCACAATGCGCTGCTGCTTGTGGTAAATTCCATCTAGCATGAAAAAGTGCAAGATTTGACTCTTGCACCAGTTCAGGTGTAGTCTTAACGGCCTTGACCACGGTATTTCTTCTTGCGACCATTGCGTGAAGTTGCTGCATAGTTAGTATTTTTGGATCGACCTTGAGAAGTGAGCTTCGGTTTGCCAGGGGTGTAGTTAGTTTTTACGAGTCCAACTTTTGCTTTTGCCATTTTCCTCCTTTGGGACCTTATGATGATAGCACATTTGGACTGCCATACGCAACCACTGAACTGCATGGATATGAAAATCCAGGGAAACCAATGCCAAGTGGATCCAAAATACGACCGATTGGTAGTTTTGTGCAGTAGACAGTAAGTGAAGTTGCTTGATCAAATCGCAAGTGTCCGACTCCACCCATATCTTCGATGGTCAAAACAGAGCAAGGGATGGGTGTTGGGATGGGGCAGACACCTTTTCCACATGGACACATGTAAATAACGATGTTCGTGCAGACTGAAGGGTGATTGATAAAGGTATCACCGAAGGTCATAGTCGGCAACATGTTGGTTAAAACAGTTGCCTTCAGTGGATTGAGCGCACCTACAGGAATCAATGGGAATGGTGGCCACCAGCAAGTCAAATTCTTAATAGTAATGCTGTATGGAATTGGTGGGGTGCCACATGCCTGTACAGAGTGTACTGTTGGGGGAATGCAGAGACCATGCCCTGAGCAGGGCAATCCCGTAATTGGAGCTACTGGTAGTAGAAATCCGTATGCCATTAGATAATAAAGTCGGGGTCGTATTCAGGTCTGGTCGGGTCTGATGGATCCCAGGAAACTTCAGACTGACGATTCTTAGCATCAGAGAACTTCGCTGGTTTTAATCCGCGTTGCTGTGTCCCAAATACAGGAGAGCTACATCCTTCTGCATATGGGTTACCAAAACTATTTATTGCTTCCCCTAAAGTAATGGTTGCCCCAGTATTATAATTTTTGACATTCATGGTTCCATTATAGGGACCCATACGCCACACGCCATCTTTATATGTGTGAGGATTGAGTGCAACTGATGCATCACCAACATATTCCAATGTGGTGCATATATTCATAAGTTCTGGTACATCCCAGAATCGAACTCCAGGAGTTTTCGCACCCTCTCCAGGATATGCACAATATACATCTAGAGGTGCATCTGCTGGAGCTCCAGGTAACCTAACATATCTGTCCCAACAGTCATACTTTGGTTTTGGTCCATTGATGGCAGGTTCGACATCAATTGGTGTGTAACCACCAATATCCTGAGATCGTGTTGTTTCATTTTCATTTGTATCTGTAAAAGTCACACCCGTCCATGTGTTAGCTACAAATAAAGTGTATAGACTTAAATTTTGACCCAACCAGGTTTCTAGTTGTTCATACTCAGTCCAGTTATCATTATTCCAATCATAAGTATTTTCATCAGTGCCAGTGGGAACAAAAATAATGTCACCGCTATTACGATAGCAACGACCCTTGATACTCCCCCTTTTACATGGCCATGTCTTTTTCTTCGCTGCCTGTGTTCCAACCTGACGAGTTGGAGTTAATGTGGGTTCTGGGAGACTATTTACCCAATTCATGAATGCAGGACCCTGAGACCCAGTTACCTGCCCCTTGATGCCCAGTGAAACACGGAAACTAGCATCACCCTTCTTGGAACCACAATATTTGTAAATCATGAAACCATATGCCCTAGTCTCTCCCTTTTCATTTACACCCATGTATGGGCAGGGAAGATCATAGAATCTAGTAACAGAATATAGTTTTGGTTGGGGGATGTTAATACAGTTTGTTTGATTATTCCTACCGAGTTTGTTCCAACCCCAAAGACCCTCAAGAGAAGATGCTTCTGCTTGAGCAGTTCTTAGAACGGACATCATTTGAGGATACTGTTCATTCGCCCAGTCTTTAATAGCAGGAGATGCTGATATCACACCTCGGATATCATCGATTGTAAACATCTTTTCGATGTTACCTGGGAATCTCAAGTCGGCACAACCTGCAGGAAGATAACTACAGAGAGTGCTATCTTCAGTGTCATCGAGATCTTTGTATCTGATATATCCAACAGGATACTGTGCAGTAAAACCATTCATCATGGCTTTGTTAAATCCAATCACACCATCAACACTGATAGCAGTTTCTTCTGGAGTGATATCTGTATTTTCTGCAATAGTGTTTGCAGGACCACCACGAGCACCAATAGCATCCTTCCATCCATCAATGAATGGATTTACATTGGGACCACGCATCACATGCTTCTCGGTCTCAACTTCCACAACAAAAACTTTTGGTTTGTTATCTGGGTCAAAGTCATACCCTGATCCACGATCTTTAATCAAAATTTCCTGGATACTACCATCATCACCAACTCTAGTGATTTGTAGTTGTGCTTGTCTAAGTTCTGTTTTGCCTTTGTTATCGCCCGTGGCACGTCTGAGTTGTTTGTTTGGAATTTTAACCTTAGGGAGTTTTTTGTACTTAATCTGCAACTTGCCTTTTTTGGATCCTTGACTATAAGGCATCAGCTCTTCTCTTTCTTGATAAGACTTAGAAAAGTCTTCCTGTGCAGTTGCTGCCTGATTAAAACGAATATCCTTAAAGTGATAGTTAAACTTACTACCATCAGGATTATCGATAAAGGATTCTTGTGCTTTTACAATTTTGTTTACACCACCAGGAGTGCCAGCATCCATTGAGTGTAGAACTTGTCTTGCATTATCATTTGCAGAGTATTCAGTCAAGACAGCAGGAGACTCAATCCAGATAGATGGATTGGTATATCCATATCCACCATTAAGAATCTCGATAGACTCCACTTCACCTTTGGAGTTAATGGTTGCCTCGATCTCTGCCTGATTCATATTTCTCTTATCAATCAGGAAGCTAGGATCAATCTCAACCTCGTAGTAAGAGATATCTTTCTTAAACTCATACACACCAAAGAATGCTGCTTTGTCTGCAATACCATATCCAGCAAGGATAATGATAGTGCCACCATCATTAGATGTGAATGACTGATTATATGAGAAGGTTCCACCGCCACCTTGCAGTTCCATATAACCAACTTTCAGTTCATCGCCAAAGTATTTGTATCCTACAATGTTCCATCCATTAATAGTATCACCTTGACCAAAATTGCCAGATCTATTTGTATACCTAAACAGAACCCTCTTAGTGCGAGTATCTACTGTCAAGAAAGATTCATTGATACCTTCTGACTTTTTATCCGTGAGTGAGATTGTAGATTCCGTGGTACTCCAGGAATCTTGACGAATCTCATAGTAGTGTGAATGATATGTAGTAGCAGGTGTGCAATCATTAAGATTGCCTTCTGCATCCAAAGTATTTGGGCAACACCTAGCATCACTCAAAGCATACTGAATTGAGTAGAAAGGTCCGTTCCATGGATACGATGTGTCGAAGAGATAGTATACGAACTGACTGTCGTACATTGTCTCAAACGAAAGGAAGCGGGGAATTGCAGCTTTCACTGCACCATTGAGTCCCCAGTACCACTCAAAGATTGCATCAGTGTTATTAATTGCGGCGACATTATCAGGATCACCCCAACCATTTACACCAGGGGGATTATTTTGATTCTGTCTGCGGTACTTCTGGTAACTCCATTGTCCATTATACGAATACCAGTTAGAACGATCAATACCACAAATACCTGTAGGTCCAATAGTACCAACGTCAATGACGGTCTTCTTGGTAGCATTACCGTTATTAGTATTAAAGGTATACCCAAGAATACCAACGTAGGTATATTCTTGGTCACGAGGATCCTTACAATCCGCAACACCAGGTACACCAGTCTGTAGATTTACTTCCGACTCTGGTGTAGTAGTGTAGAAATGGTCTCTCTTGCGCGTATTACTACTACGATAGTATTCGTAAACAGGTACAGGAGTCTCTCCAGGTCCAGCATATGCTTGTGCTGCAGAAAGACTTGTCCAGATATATCCAATTCTGCGCGAAAGTTGATATCCACTAGGAGCACTCACCGATGTAGAGAGCTGAGTATCGTTTAGAGTGGAGTTATAGTAGGCATAAAGAGGAACTGCTCCGTTCGCCTGATCATGTGCAAGATAGAATACAGGAACTTTATCACGAGGTTCTGCATTATATCCCTTCTTAATCTTCTTCCCTTTCTTACTTTCCCCAACAAAGTCCTCATCCTTAAGGTTCTTGTTATTGGAATACTTGTGATCGCGGTTATCACCACCACCACGATACCAACGGTAGATAGGATCGCGGGATGCATCCGTTCCTGCTTGCACCGTTTGCTTTTCTTCGTCACCAATATAATAAACAACGTCCTTGCCCATCACTGTTGAGCCAGGACCGAAATCATTAAATGTGATTTTATAATTAGTTCCGCCACCTGAGTGGTATTCATGCGAACGATACTTACCAGAGGAAGGTCTCTGGTAAGTCTTCTTGTAGTCATCATTATCAATTGGGTTCGGATAACTACGACCCGTCTCCAAAATGTACGCAGGCATTAGGACTCAAGCACTTTGATTCTGTCTTCCAACATATTTAGACGCATATACAGATCATCAAACAGTTCCTTGAGATTAAGGTAATCCTCATACCCATCAGGTTTATACTTGATCATGTTGGCATTAGGTTCGGGAAACTGTTGGATAGTTTTCTCCAATACACCAATACGATTAGCAAGGTTTTCTAGTCCCTTACTAATCATCTCCATGTGTTGCTGGTATTGATCTAGAAATTCTTCATTCATAATCGAAACGGGTTTTTTCGCGATTTTTTAAACTACCTCTTCATCCACTCTCCTCAACAAAAGAGTGCCATCAATATCCTCCGACCACTCCAACACATCCCCCTCTTGCCACCCCAATTCATCCAGAAGATCATCAGGAAGCTTCAGAAGCAAATCATCATTCTCGTCAGAATCAATAGGAATCGTATATCTCTTAGACATATATTAACGTAATTAACTTACTGTATGTAGTCTTTAACACAATCAACTCTAAGTACCAATTCTGTATGAGGTACATACCAACTCCCTGAACCTTGCAAGTCCTCTATCGAAGAATCGCACATATGGGGGTGATGTAAGAAATAATCCTCCCCAAGGTATACTCCTGCATGATTCCATAAACGACCGTCTCCCTGGGCACTGTAACCGCCTCTGAGAGGGTCTAGGAATAGACGCATGATCATTACGTCTCCAGGTTCTAATATAGAAGTGTCAAAGACTTCACCATCACTCCCCTCATAGACTGTAGAGATCCCTCCAAGTCTTTCGGATTCACTCTGAATATATTCGGGTCTAAACAGAAACTTTTTTTCAGAAGTAAAGTCATACAACTCTACATCATACTCAGATTGATAGAATAGGCGAACTATCTCATAACATCCCCCTAGGGCACGCTTGTCGTGCCATGGGATCCCTATGTACTTTGCCCACTTCTGTGCGACCTGATCATACCTCAATCGCTGCATAGTATCCTCACAGTTTCTACTAGACATATCCAAATGTAGTTGAGTTCTTCTTTTAGTGTGACCCTGGGGACCTCTTTCATACCTGGGAAATTTTTTTATATAGGGGAGGATGGGGAATGCGAATTCGTTCGAGATAACACGAGGGCACTGGGATACTGTTATAGCTTAGAAAGAAGGTACTTTTTTATATACCCGCTTCGCGGTATAACATAACGGGGCAACAAATAACTGTCAAATAGGGGCAACATATACTGCCCCTATCTAACGCCTACTGTAGGCGCTCCTAGGTGTCACTCAGAGGCATCTACATATCCCACATCATAACACAAACCCTCTGCAATAAAGTAATCACATAGTCGTTGATATTGTGTTAGGTCTTCATTCAGTCCCGTATCAATTAGCGTCTGTGCTAACTCTATCTGTTCATCTGGTGGGAGTGATCCATCATCGTAAAGATCAAGGAGAAAGTGTAGACGTTTCGAGAAACTCATTGTTTAGAATAATTGAGTGAATCTGCGAGTGCTTGTTGATAGTTAACGAATGGTCCATACTTAGGGCAACCATCGTAATCGTATCGCCAAAAGTGTTTACGATTCTTTTCCCAGATCTGTACATTAACTGGTGGAGATGTCTCCAATGTGATAGTTTTATTCATAACCATTGACTCCATAATCCTCGGCAAATTGGGCATCGTAGTCATCATCAAAGAGGGCAGAAGTGTCATCTGATTCTTCACTCAGAAACTGGTCAATCCAGTCAGCATTTAAATCATCATTCATTGGTAATCTTGGAAGTCGTTATAGTCAATGTTCTTACGAGATTGTTTAGAAGAATCTCGATAATCATTAGGAGCAGAATTGTCATCCCATGCTGAGGATTTCTTACTATTAGAGAATTGACGTTTCTCTCTAATACTCTTTGGACGATTGGAACGATAAACGTCGTTGCGTTTGTATGTGCGACCCATGAGAGTTGTGCTGTGAGTGTTATCGAAGGACAGATGTATTATGTATGATTAGTGAGGCAAAGTCAAGTGGTCTGTGACAGTTTCTGAACGGTCCTGTGTGTGTTGACAACTCGGTGATGATAGGTTACACTTTGAGATGGCAACAAATGAAGACAAATGTCATGATTAACTCAACGATAATGAACACTTAACTATGTTTATTTGACCATTTAAT